GCACTTCCTTGAGTTGGTCGAGAACTGTTGGTGCCTTGCCTTTATCGAGCCCGCTCTTCTTTGAGGGGACATCGCTAACGGATTCAAAAATTTCATCGCTCATGAGCGGAACCCTAGCATGAGAATAGGGGCACCTGGCGGTACCCCTATCTCAAAACTTGTTAAGTTTTAGTTGGATCAGATAACTGACTGGATGCTGAAGGTCAGCGAGTAGGTCGCAGGAGCGCCCGAGGCCGCATCGCCTTCTGGCTCAGTCAAGCCAACGAGCAGTGCCCGTGAATACTTGCGCTGAAGTTCTGGCACGGCGACATTGCAGTTGAGTTCATCAACCTGAATGTCATAGTACGCACGACCAACCATCTGACGCAGAGCGCCAAGGAAGGATGAATCAAGCGCACGGTCATAGTGACGGGTCAGCGTGATGTCACCGATTTCCGCTGGTGCGCAGAGAACCTCTGGGAACAACTTGCCACCGATGTAGATCTTTTCCACCGAGGCAGTGATTTCACCACCAGTCACCTGAGCGAAATAGGCGTAAGTGCCATCAGGGCTGGGAGTGGGAGGTGTCTCAATGTTGACATCTGCGGAAGGCTTGATCGAAGCGACAATCTGCCTCTGTGCAATTTTACCTGCCATTACTTACTCCTTATCAGACAACAGATGCTGTCAAGTTCGACTTGGTGACATCTACTTGAATCTGGTCGCCAATGCTGGAAACTCGGATTCCAACCTTTGCCTTAACCAGACCACCGGCCAACTGCGACACTGGGTTGATCGCATCATTTACGACTACTGAGTAGCCGTAGTCAATGCGCTTGCCAGTGGCATCGAAAGCCTCGTAGAGGCCTCCAGCAATGCGGATTGGCTCAAGAAGACCGATGAGACGACCCTTGACCTGCGTGAACAGGGCGTTGCGTCCATCAATGGGGGAGAACACGAGGTCCTCAAGTTCCGCCTCTGCCTGAACCACGATGTAGTTCAGCATTTCCCGAGAGTTGAGGAACCGGAAGTTGTCCTCATCGCTGGAGAGCGAACGGAAACCGTATGCCCGGACAGCATTATTGACGATGCGAAGTGCATTGACTCGTGACTCGTCAAGCGTGTCTCCTGTGGTCTTGCTGACGGCCTCACTTAGTCCGGTGATGAACTGTGATTGCGAGACAAGACCGGCATAAGCCGACCATGGCCCAACTCGGTTGAAGGCAACTGACCGCTTGGCGGCTACGTAACCCTCGGGAGAGATGGTCAAACCAGTGCCATCCTCTAGGTTCATGGTCACCCACGGCCAGTAAAGTGCGCCATATTCGGCGTAGTCGAAGCCTCCAACTGTTTCGCCATGAGTTCCGGCTTGAGTTGAGGTGTAGTCAGATGGGGTTGACAGAATCGCCATGCGGTGATTTGTGTAGCAGTGGGTCAGGATGTCTTGATGTACGGCCTCAATGTTCCCAGAGGTGACGAGGCCTGGCAGTGAAACGGCTCCAGCACCAAGGTCTGAACCGCAGGCATCGAGGGCGTCGATCCAGTCTTGATCGACGATTGAGCCACGGTCGTCATCTCCTGCTGTGAAAGCCACAGCCGATGCGGTATTGGCGAGAGTGCCCGTGCCGATCGCTGCCGTGATGTACTTGGCGGCAACAGCCGAAGCATTGATCTTGTTGACCAAAGCAGACGCCGAAGCAACTTCACCGCTTGAGTAAACCAGATCGCTATTCAGGAATAGTTTGAAGATCTTGCCCGAACCCAAAGTTGCAACCGTTGCGGTCATATTGTCCGACCAATCGCCAGGACCAACAGCAGTAAGGGTTACAGCAGTTCCAGATGAGGTGTTTTCAAGCGAGAGGTATCCTGCCGTGGCGCTTGCTCCAACGACTCGGGAGACGTAGCACTGGGCTCCGCCTTCCTCGAAAAATGTCTGCACTTGCTGGTAGACATTTCCATAAGAGACGTAAGTGCCAAAGAGCGTCTCATAGTCGGCGATGCTGGTCACCAACTTGGGATCAGCCGCTGGGCCTCGCTCTGTCTCTCCAACAACAAACCAAGTCGCTGTTGGCGACACGTTAGTCGTTGAGGGTCCTGTGCGAACTGTTGTATTGACGACGATACCGGGCATGTGCCTTCCTCCGCTCCTGAAGCGTTCGGTCTGCGTTAACTGCTTTCTGAAGTATACCTGTTGGCACGCCTCGCTATTGAAATGAGATCAACGCACAACTATTGTGACTTATCCATAGATTCTGTAGTGGAATAAAGTAAGTCAGGGCGGAAATTCTTCGGTAACTGGCACATTGTAAACTTCAGTTAAATCCCAAGCATCGGCTGTGCCAAGTGTTGCGAGAGTTGAAACTTCATTAATTGTCAACGTATACCCAATATACGCGCCAGCCATAACTCTCTCACCTTTGATGAGTGTTAAATCTGAGTATTCTTCACGGATCGTTGATTCGTCAATCATTACATGCAAATTATCGTTCTCTGCGCATTGATTAAGGCTTGGCCCGTCAAGAAATGCTGAACGAAGAACAGTTGTCAATCTGTCTCGCTTGATGGTGCAAAGTTCAGAGTTGTCGTCTTTAACCCAAATGTATGTTCTCATTAAATACTGAACATGAAACTGAGGGTCAAAAGCGCTCGTATAAGCATTGCGCTCTAACCCGTTCATCGAGATCGCCACCGTGATAAGGGTTGGCCAGTGATCAATCGCTACGGGCTCATGTGCCAGATACAAGGCTGGTTCTGGGAGTTCCTCGTCGTCAAGATTCCATGCGTTTCTATAGTTAATGAGACGACTAGGGAGATCGCCTTCAAGGTAACTATTGACAAAGTATTTTGCCTGATGGGGCCCCTGCATGGTCATGGCCGAGTCCCATTCGCCACATAAGAAGCAGCCTTCGACGCTAAATCGCTAGCAAAGCCCCTCGGTTCGAACACGACCTTACGCGCTGGCATCCTGCTGGTCCCATATTGATGGAATTTGGCATACTCTACTTTTGTCCCAAATGTTGCTGAAGTGGCATTGATTTCATTAGGCGGTCCGAAAAGACTTGTCAAGGAGGACATCAACTTCCCAGTTCGGATCATCAGAGGCCACGGTGCTGGATTTTTTCTAGGCTTCCAGCCCCCAGAAGGCAATCCGCCAGTCGTGAAATTTTCTGCATTGGCGAGTTGCAACAGCCCACGAGCATAAGCAAAGATTGGCTGAAAATTGTTTGAGCGGATTTCCATTAAATTGAGGCGCTTGATGGCGTCTTTGTTGTCGCAATCAATCTTGATTCTTACGCTCATGCTACGCGCACCCGACGATAGCGCCTTACTGACTGGAGTTCTTCTGGCGTAAAACCGGTAATAAGCGGACCAACATTTCGTGTCTCAAGATCCTTGATTCCAACTACGTCGTCGTGCATGTTTTGCATCTCTCGTGATGCTGCTCGCAGGATCAAAAGCCTGAAGTGCTTGATCTCTGATCCATTGAGACCTGCCGTATAAACGACCTCAATGTCATCGTTGGCAAATGTGCGGTAAACATCAATCCCGTAGCGACGGACGACATAGTCTCGCCCATTTTCTAATGTTTCCTGCGTGCTACCAGGTGTTGGGGCTGTCACCTTTACGCTGGTCACAGTCACAATTGGAGAATTCCTTACATATACCGTATAGGGAGGCTGGAGGAAGGTTTGAGGCTTTTCATCAGTACCAATTGTCGTGTCATAGAAGAAGGAAGAGGTCGGGATCCCGACATTTGTTGACTCGACACGATAATTTTCAGTGAAAGTGCCGATTTCAATAGGACGACGCAAATAGGACTCAAGTTCGCTTTGGAGACCTTCCAGAACATATTCCGCTGCGTGCTGTTGGCGGTTGCTGAACTTAATGTCCATGTACCGCTCAAGTTCGGTGACAGAAGCAAGCATTGAAGCACCTTTCTACACCGACAGTTTACTATTTGAGGCTAAGCCTGCAGGTATGAGTCCAAAACCTTGCCCCAATTACTAGCCATGACCTTGACATCAAGAGCCTTCAGTGGGTATTCCTTCAGTTCCATGAGGTGTTCAAGCCATTCCTCCTTAGATGAGGCAAGCCGTCCAATCCCATACGTATCATGGAGTCGTCGATATTCGGATACATCTGACATGACCACTGGAATCCCAGCAGCCGTATATTCGATAGCCTTAATCCATGATTTTGCTCGATTGAATGGAATGTCCACAAGGGGCGCAACTCCAATGTCAAACTCAAAGGAAAGCCGGGCATAATTCAGCGGATGATGCATGGGGCTGAGGCTGACAGCGGAGTCGGGCATCCCAACTTTTTCGGCAAATGTTTTCGCACCATTGACATGGCCTGAATGGTGGACCCTCCAAGGACCAGCATCGAGGACCCCCTTCAGAATGTCCAAGTCACCTGATCTATGGGAAGTTGAGCCGACCCACCCCACTTTTGGCTTCCGAGATCGGTGGTACCGAATTCGAAAATCAGACATTGTCACGCAGTTTTCAACAATATCCACTTTCCTGCATGAAAATTCATTTTCAAACCGTTCCTTGAGGAACGGAGTACTAACGACAACTCCATCGCAGGCTTCAATTATCTGCTTGTAGAGGTCAATATTCTCTTCCTTGTTGTGATCAGGATGGGTGAGTTTGTATGCATGATTTTCTTCATGCAAGCCCCAGTACCAGTCATCGACGTCATTGACCAGAATCTGACCAAACTTTTGCCTGTCATCTAGTTTGTCAACTAAATTCCTGAACATAAGACGCTGAAGGACGATGATGTCGCAGTCATAATGCGCCTTTTTATCCCATGAAGCAACTCCAAAACCTTTGGAGGGGCTGTGGACCAAAAGTCCAGTAACTGATTGGTATTTCAGGTGCTTGCGATTTTGCTGAAGCCTGACCCAATTTGCTCCCCCTGGCACAGGGTGACCAGCGGCATCAACCATTGAGCGCGACCAGTCGGTAGAAGCAAACCCGATTTTAATTTTTCGAGACATAGCACCCTTTACGCCAGCATTTCTTGGCGTACCTTAGCAAACTTTTATCGACGAAGCAGGTCCCGCCCAGCACCAGGCTGGTTACCAATTCCAAGGTCTCGCTGACGCTCGCGCCCAATGAGTGGCCTTTGCATGCCTCGCAGGAGGAATGCTAGGGCTCGTCGCCACCAGGGTGGGCGTCGACCGGTTCGCTCTTCTTCGCCAAGTTCAATGTCTGGTGTTCCACCGGGAATAGGCATAATTAATCTCCAAACTCCGTCACCAGAGTATCATAATGGCTAGCCATCACTGTTCGGTGGCCGTTCAATCATAATAGCCTGATCCTTTACGGAAGCAGGGGCCTCAATGGGAACCCAGGCACTTGAGTACTTATGCTCTGCTGTTTTTTTGTCCTTTAGTAGAGTTCCATCGACCATCATGTCCATTTCGTCATTGTGCATGGACAGCATTCTCTTGATATCTGGTTCGCCATACTTCCTGGATCGTAGAACCTGCTGGACGATCCGTGATAGGCGTTTCGCTAGGACACTGCCTCGTCCTCGATTCAATCGCGCATGCAAAATCATGGCCTCTACATCGTCGCAATCGACAAGGATTACAGGCACCGCATTGCCTGTCAACTTATTTAGTTTTTCCAGGTGAGACGCAATCTCCCACCTGTAATTGCCGTCGATAATTACCCCGGTAGATTTCTGCACGATCAGTGGCTGGAGCCAACCGTACTCTTCCATGGATCTACTAAGGACCTCTAGGTCTGTTTTGATAATGTACGTTGTTCTCCATGGGGCAGGTTTGAGGGATGACGCTTTAGCCCATTCCATTGGCCTTGCCGGTTCGAACATTCCTTTTGTTCTAACAAATTTCATAGTTATCGTGAATCGTCCTGATAATCGAGGGCGTCCAACTCGGCCATTTCTTGGGCTTCCGCCAGCCGGAGAGAGTGCGCCTTTGTTTTTGGTCCGACAGGTGTCGCTGAACTGATATTGAATTCATTAAGAAGCAAATGTCGAATCAGCCAACTAATTGGATACCCATATGGATCTAACTTATGCTTTTTGCGGAATTCTGACACAAATGACATTGCACGCTGTTTCAGTCCTGGCGTCAGAACATTTTCATCAATGCAGTACTCAACGCCCTTCCAGCCCTGGGAAGCGTACATGTCAATCATTGTCTCTATGTCAAATTCTGCCCAGAGTCTTCTTTGAGCATCAATCTGGGGGAAACACTCCACGAGTCGGTCAAAGAATTCTGGCTCTGTGTTAATGACGTCTTTGATACGTCGAATAGCAACAGAATGAAGGGGAATACCGACCCTAGTATTTGCGCCAGCAACTGCCGCATGGTCGTAGTATTCGCAGTAGGTCGCATTGTGCTCCTCGGAAATAAATTTGAGGACATCGTTAGTTGTCCAGTCATAGATAACTTTAGCGAAACGCAAAGGAATCGACTTTTTCATTTTAAACGGAACATTGATATAGTTCTCATGCAATTTCTGTACGCAAGCCCTATATCTAATCATTGACTCATTGGCACGCACGCCAGTCAAAAAAGCAGTTCGGCCTTTCTTGCCTTGCATCGTGTAGTAGTCAATCGATTCTGGCAAAATCTGATCTCGCGTCAGACCGAAGTGCTCTGCAGTAATCGCCCACTCAGGGATCGGCCTGTAAAGGCGACCTTCTTTTTCACGTTTTGTTGACCAGAGTAAACAGAACTCACGCCTGCCCAGCACCCAAACTTCTTGCCCCATCGGCAAGCAATACCACTCCATGTCAACCCAGTCGTACTGACGAACCTCATTGACATACTTCAGAACCAGTGGCGAAACCATCTCTTCATCTCTGAAAATCACCTTAACAGGGCCTAAACCCCGCTCTTCATGAATTTCCTTAGCGAGATAAAGAACTGCTGTGCTGTCTTTGCCTCCAGAAAACTGAACACAAACTGTGTCAAACGTATCGTAGACGTGGCGAATTCGTTCGCGCGCTGCTTCAACGCAGTTAATATCAAGAAACATTCTTTGTCGAGTCATGGTAGGCGCCTCAGCATATCCCTACAAACTGCTTCTACCTGCTGAAAGCGCCAGACACGCATCTTGTTTTTTACGATAAGAGTGCCGTAGCGACATCCGAGCGCACGTCCGACGTCCTTGCTAGACACGCCTTTTTTGTTTAGTTGCTCCAAGAGATCAAGAATGGGCTTCGTGCTCGTGTATGCCATTCGTTCCCTGGGAACTGCCGGTACAGCAAGAATTTTCTTACCCAGCGTTACAGAAATCTTTTCGTACTTACCCTTTTTTATGTACTGGATTGTTGATCTCTGGGTGCCTACCTGGTTAGCGATTGCTCCGAGACCTATACCTTTACTGGATAAAAAAATTACG